AAGACAAACAAAAATGATGTCGCATTTAGCAAGAATTTGCTTAAACCCACTTTCAACATTGTCTCCTGTGCTGGTCTGAAATCCTTTGCCACCCATCCATCCTGTCACTCCTGTTTTGATGTCATAAGCCCAAATCTCAAAAGCATGTTTCATGCCTTCAAAAATAGCCGTTCCAACAAACCCTTGTCCAATGATTCCAATTGTGTCCATCTTAAAATCCTTCTTTCTTCCAGTTGACTGCCGATGATTCAACATTTACCATATTGGCCCAATATATGAATTCCCGATCCATATCTCGTATTACATTACTGACTATTTCTTCAACATCAATGCCGCCCCATGCTTCTAAATCTTGTTGAGCCTCAATAGACCACGTTGCTTTCAATATACGATCTGTCAAAACCCCTCCTTCAACCAGTTCACTTTATCTTTGATTATTCTTGCCCTGCCACCACTGTTAGATGCAAACCTGTAATTGTCTATCCATTCTGTGTTTATGTTTAATGGAAACTCAGGACGACCATCTTGAAGATCATATAATGGAACTTCAACTCTACGAACCGGTAATCCAAACAATGCTGTTAGAGCAGCTTCACGTGCATCATCTGGATCGCTTACAGCATCTCTGTTTGAGTAATGCTGTTGAGACCTCATTTCCGTCAAAGCTCTTTGCCTTACTTCATCTTTAAGCAATTGATATGCTGAATCGATGTAATTTTGACGGTAGTTATCTAACGAAATATACATTCGAGATTGGACACGTCTGTTACCAACTTGAGTGTATGCTGATATAACAGTTTGCCTTCTCGTCAAATCTTCATGTTCTGTAAAATGTATTTCCAATTATCCTCCTAGAATCCTTCCTTTCTCCAATCAAAATCTTTCGGCGGCTTATCAAGAAAAATTACGCCTAAAAAATCAGTGTAATGATATTCGTCTCCACGGTGGATAAGAATCACATCTTCTGATTCCACCCAACCGTAGATACGAAAATCATGTGGATTGAAAATCGGCATTCCGAAAGGAGTATCAGTAGGCATACCCTATGTATGCTTAATCGCATATCACTTCCAAATCCTCATTAACTTTGCAAATCATGGATTCATCAAGTTTAAGATCGCCTCGATGTGCCTCGGCATGGCAGTTCTTACATAAGCACACGCATTTGTTGATCTCATCAATAATTTTGGAGAAAGAGTATGAACACATTTTTGCAACTTCCTTCATTTTTGTTGAGGGATCAAAATGATGAAAATCAATCTGATATGGATTCAGTTCCCCTGCCCAAGAGCAATCTGGGTTTTGACACCCATAATGGGAAGCGACCTTGTTCATGAAAGCCAAACCCTCTGTGCGACGTTTTAATGATCTAGCGAGAACTTTTTCTCTGTTCTTCTGGTAACTCTCCTTGGCACGTAACCTCTTTGCCTCAATTACTTCAGGCTGAGATTCATACTCATCCATATAAGACTTTTTCTTTGCTCGGTTATCGGGAGAAGAGATGTATTCCTTGTAGTAAGCAATCCTCTTCTCCCGATGTTTTCTGGCAGACTTCCTTCCAGCTTCTCGCCTTTTGTCTGCATCCTTGTATGGCATATTATTCCATTCCTTGAGCCCACTGAACTTTTCCTTCTTCGTAGTTCACAGTGATGGACATCGTGTGCGTGACAGCCTTATATGTTCCTGCTGCACTTGAACCATATCCTGATTTTTTCCATGAACTAAACGGCAAATGACTCTCCGCAGCCACCGAGCCACCATTGATGTAAAGCATACCAGTGGTACATTCTTGAGCCAGACGACGATGTTTGCGGAAGTCATCTGTGACAACCCCTAAAGCAAGACCGTAATCTGTATCATTGTAAATTCTAATGGCGTCATCTAAGTCGTTGAAAGGAATCAACGCAACATGAGGGCCAAAAACCTCTTGAGACAAGAAAGGCTTATCCCTGTTCCATTCACACTTATAGACGAATGGAGTTAGGAAATATCCGGGATCAGGATCAAGCCTGCCGCCGTTCAACAACACGCTCGCACTACCTTCATCATCCAACGCATCTTCTTCACGAACAAGTTGGTTAAATGCTTCAACCTTATCCATTTGCTCGTGGCTGATGAGCGGACCATAGAAAGGGGCAGGAGACTTAAAAGGATCGCCTGTAACAAGCGCAGATACTCTATTGGTATATTCTTCTGCAAACTTATCAAAGATGCTACGTTGGACAATCAATCGTCCTGATGAAACACATCTCTGTCCAGAAAGTTTGAAAGCAGATGCAACAGCGGCGTCAAGAGCCAGTTCCATATCGCCATCATCAAATACAATGGTTGCTGACTTCGAGCCGCATTCGATGCAAGTTCTTTTGGAATCAGTAGACGCACAGTGTGTTCTAATATCTTGACCGACTTCTGATGATCCTGTAAAGAGGATGACATCTACATCGCCTCTAACAAGAGTTGCTCCAACCTTGCCATCTCCATGAACCAAATTAAATACGCCTGCTGGGAATCCTGCTTCTTGATAAAGCTCAGCAACTATTTGGTTGACCATTGGAGTAAGCTCAGATGGCTTGTGTACAACGGTGTTGCCCTCAACGAGAGCAGGAGCAGAACTCCAAAAAGAGCCGATAGCAAGAGGAAAGTTCCAAGGAGAGATAACAGCAACAACCCCTCTAGGCTTCCTAATGACATAGGCGTCCTTCGTAGGAAGTTCGGACGCCACACATGTTCCGAATGCTTCTCGTCCAGAAGCAGCGGCGAACTGGCACATATGGAGAGCTTCAATGACTTCTGCATGTGACTCATTAAGATTCTTTCCCGTCTCTATCGATATAGCATCTTTGAGCTTATCGTGATCACGTTTAATGAGTTGTGCAAGAACATCAAAATACTCTGCTCTTCTAACTCGACTTTCTTTTCTCCAAGAATCAAAAGATTCACGAGCGGCTGTTACTGCCAGTCCTGCTTCTTCAACTCTGTTGGGGAAAGTTCCATAAACTTCTTCTGTGGCTGGATTAACTGTTTCATATGATTCAGTTACATCTCGCCATTCTCCGTTGATATAATTTTTGCCTTGGTACATAAGACCTCCATTTCTTGTTAAATTGTACTCTGAAATAAGATTTATTTCAATATGTCTTCAGAAAAATCTGTATCGCAATCTTTGCCGAGACCAGAAGTTAATGAAACTACCGTTTCCATACATTTTTCCCAGTCATTGCGATCTTTCATCCTAATGCAAACCATAGTTTTATACCAATGATTTGAGTCCCATCTTCCATCTCGCTCCGTGCTTAAAAGAAGATATGTAGTTTTTCCCATTGCTCCAGCAAGGTGAGCCACAGATGTATCAATAGTGACAACGATATCTAATGATTCCACCAATTTAGCGGTTTCATAAAAATCTTCTAAGTCAACACTGTAAAGATCCATATCATCGCAACCTTTAATCAACTCAGGAGTGTGAATCACTTTTTGTAATGAATACAAACGAGTGCCTTCTTTCTCCAGCATCTTAAAGTGTTTTAATGGACAATTACGATCTCCACCAACTGTATTATCTGGACTGCCTTCCCAAGCAATTCCCACATTGAGAAAACCTTCTTCAAGTTCTTGTGTTTCTGAAATTCTAATATAAGGATCAGGAGCTTCAATAGTTCCCAGAACAAAAGGTAAATCCATGGATAGAACATGATAATCATGCTCTGGAAGTTCAGGATTGTCTTTGTCTAAAAGTTGTACTTCCAAGCATCCAAATATTCGGTGAAGGTCTTTGGGACAATAAAACATTATCTCACAACCGCCTTGTTTCAAAAGCGGAATGTAACGAGCAAATTGAATGATGTCTCCAAATCCTTGTTCGCCATAAACAATGACTTTCTTGCCATTGATATCTTCGCCTGCCCACCGACTGCTGTTTTCAAAAACGTGTCGATAGTATTCCATCTTGGGGTGTTGTGTTCTATCTTCCATATTAGTCTTTTCTCTTTCTCATCATTGTTCTTTGAACTTTGCAAGAGCTTGTGTTTGCAACGGGAGCTTTGATATAGCCAGAAAGATGCAACAAAGGAGATGCGCCCATTGGAATGTTTTTATATCCTCTGGCCTTCAAGCTAGTTCTTAAATCTTCGTAGTTAGTAGAAGACTCTATCCTTGGATGATAAAGCATTCTATTGTCGTGACAAATTTGTTGTATATGATGAAGCCAAATTGGAGGGAGTTCAAGTTCCGTCAGGTCCGTCAGGTCCGTCAGGTCCGAGTTCGTCGGCTGGCCGTTCCCCTGAAGAACTGTTATCAGTTTGATCCCTTCCTTGCTCCTGCTCGCCAAGTACAAATAAAGCCTCTGCATTGATTATTCCTTCAAGCAGAACTTCTAGCATGACGTGAGAATACACATCTTCACCAAATTGATTACAGAACAAATTAAATGTCCCAGCACCAAATTCTGCTTTTTCTTTTTCTGTGGTCATAATATAAGATAGTTATCCTGACACTCTTCTTATTGAATGATCAAACTATCTCAATACGCCAAAGTCAAAAACAATTATTGTCTTTGTTATTTCGGGCATTCAGACGAATACCTTGTGCAACTTCGCCTTCTTAAGCCAGTTATAGAGAGAAGGTTTCCCGGTCTCAATCTTTATTTTGGCTGCAAGGATGACAAGCATCATCTCTTAGAAGGATGCGATCCGATACTAAAAGTTTCTGAAATCAAAGTCAAAAGACACAACTTCGCTCATATTAGAGAGCTTAAGCTAACAGAAACTCATCCAGTTGAGAATTTGCTTGTAGAATCTGGCATTACAAATTTTGTAATACGAGACACGGTGTTGCCTCAAGAGACAGACCTTTGTGTGATCATCAAAGATGGGTCTCACCCAACTATGCCAATTGAGAGAAACAACTTAAATCACTTGAAAGCACGAATTGAAAGTCAGGGATATAGGGCAGAAGTTCGAAAGGATATCAAAAATGCAGGGTGGGTAGTTGGGGTGGAGAGTGTGCAACTTTTTGAAGCGGCGGCTCAAGGAATACGCACAACATTGGTTCCAACTGGCGTCGGTACACGGTTATACAAACACATGTTTCCAAAGTGTGAGGTCTGGGCATAAATAAAGAACGGATGGGAATAAAAACACTTAGACACATTTGGAGCAAAAATGTCTGTATTTAAGGTAAGACTTCAACATATAACACAGGGACTTTTGGATTTCGATCCATCGACGCACCCACTTGCTACTGGTACTGGCTCACAAGCTGCTACTTATGGTCAAGTTGGAGAACCGTTCGGTGCAGATTTCCCAAACTCCGGTGCTGTTTCGCCACAGCGTTCAATTTTCGCCGCTGGGCCAAGTAAAACATATCGCCTTCTTACCGATGGCGAAACTTTTACTGATTGCAATTACTGGAAGCAATTTGCTTTTCCACAAGTTGCTAAAGAATTTGCGTTCATTGAAGTAGTGACTGATGATGGTTCTACTTATAGCGCAGTTAGCGGAGAAAACTCTTTTGCTGCTGGAGCAACAGAAACCACTTTGAACACAAGTTACGCAACTGTAGCAGTTGACCTTGTGACAACTTATGGTGGTGCAGCAAGATTCCTGCAACTAGATAATTTAGATTCAACTAACGACGCAACAATGGAAATAAATGGCGATGCCGCAGTTGAACTTGTAATCGTTAATGGAACAACCCAATCTTTCCAAAGAGGATCATTGGTTATTTCTTCATTCCGACTCAAAGCTGCTTCTGGAAGTCCTCAGATTTCTTGGATCGCAGGAATTGACTCAGTTTGCAACAGTTAAGACGGTACATGTTTGTACAAACTTGGTTTCTTAAAGTAAGAAGCCAAGCATAGATAATTAAACGGACGGAACAAAAACACTTAGACACATTTGGAGCAAAAATGTCTGTATTTAAGGTAAGACTTCAACATCTCACACAAGGGCAATTGGATCTTGATCCAACGACTCACCCTCTAGCCGCTGGTTCTGGTTCATCGCCAGCTACTTACGGTCAACTGGGCGATGCGTTTGGAGTAGATCATGCCGCTTCTGGTGCTGCTTCGTTGCAGCGTCAAATGTTCGCCGCTGGACCAAATAGAAGCTATCGTCTTCTGAAAGACGGTGAAACTTTCACTGATTGCAATTACTGGAAGCGATTTGCTTTCCCACAAGTTGCCGCAGAGTTCGCTTTCATCGAAACTGTAACTGACGATGGTTCAATTTACAGTGACGTTCCCGGAGAAAACACGTATGCTGCTGGTGCTACCGAGACTCTTACGACTGCCTTCACTGGCACTGTAATTGACTTCGTGACTACACACGGTGGTCCTGCAAGCTTCTTGCAAGTACAGAACCTTGACGGTTCTATCACCATCACTGGTGAATTGAATGCTGATACAAACGTCACATTCACATTGCTTGCTGGAGAAACACAAATCTTTAACTCTGGCGACCTTCAAATTACGCTGCTTCGACTAAAATCGGCTTCAGGTACACCTTCTGCGAGTTGGATTGCTTCAATTCGTTCTACCTGCAACAGCTAATCTGATTGACTAAGAAAATTACGTTGGCAAGAGTCCTTTGGGCTCTTGCCTTTTTTTTTGCGCTTGTATATTAAAGAAATTTTCTTTAATATAACCACATGAAATTTCAAAACTGGACGCCAGAACTCGCATACTTCTTAGGATGGATGATTACAGATGGATATGTAAGCCCACAGGGAATTCATGTTGAAATAGCTTCAAAGGATAAAGAAAGCTTAGATCACTTGCATAAATGGATTCCTGAATCTTTTTTACTTGGGCCATATAAAAGAATTAAAGACGGAAAGGAAACAGAGTCTTTCCGTCTCTCTGTTTATGGGGCAGAAGTGAAAGAGATATTCTCTAAACAATGGGGCATTTCTGATAATAAAACAGGTAGAGAACATATTCCCTTTGAAGTGCCAGAGAAAATAGTGCCACATTTATTTCGAGGTCTTTTTGATGGAGATGGGGGCTGTACAGAGAGAGATAACAATAAACATGAATCTTATTTTGTGTCATCTTCTCGAAAATTACTTGAAGACATTCGTGATATTCATGGAGGCAACAAAGGAAGAAAAATACGTACTAAAAAAGAGCTAAAAAGAAAAAAGAAAAATGGCGAAGCTCGTAGATTTATGTACGCTTGGGAATTTGGTAAAAAAGAATCCCGGAAACTTCGTGATTTAATATACGTAGATGGATATTATGGAATGTCTCGGAAAAAAGAAAAGATGTTTAGACTTTTCTAAAGGTAATTGATTCCCTTTTTGACTCCGTAGAAATACAAATCTTCTTCTTGATCTCGAAACACAACTTCTTCAAAGTCGTTTTCCAAATCCATCATTTCACGAAAATCGCATTCATCAAGTCCACGATAGTAATCAAGAGTGAAAGGGCTGGCCTCGGGACTTGTTGCAGATGTCCCGTGCTCTGGTCTTTTCCTATTTGCGCAAGTAAAGATAAACATGCCATGCGGCTTCAATAGTCTCACGACATTCTTCAGTGTCTCTTCAATGTACATGTCATGTTCGAAGCATTCTGTTGAAATGATTGTATCAAAAGATTCGTCTGGCTCATCATATTCGTGGGCCTTGCAGACAACATCTACATTGTCTCCAGAATCCAAATCAAGGCCAATGTACTCTTTGGACTTATAAAACATGGGTTTATTTGTTCCATTAACATCTTGAGAGCCAATGTCCAATACTCGAACATCTCCAAAATATTGAGGGCGAACTTTTCTAACCCACTGTATAAATCTTCTTTGCATGAAATGAGCCATAATCACTCTTATAAGAGTATGCCAGTTTTAAGAAGCGACAAATACCGAGACATTCTTCGGAAACGAAAAGAGAGATTACGTCCAGACAAAATAGTCAGAACGATGTCTCTCAAAGAGTTTTACGAAAAGAGAGATAAGATATTGATGATCCGAAGTGTAGGAGGATTAGGAGATATCATAATGCACCGGATGATATTCGAAGACATCAAGCTTCTAATGCCTGATGCTGAAATACATTTTGCCTGCCCACAACAATATCATGATGTAGTTAAAGATCACCCTTTGATAGAGAAAGTTCTCACAATCGAAGAAATCGACAAAAGTAAATACATCTTATCTTACAATACAACGACTGCTTGCGGAAGAACAGAAATGAGACTGGCACCATATTCTGGTCCACATAGAAGTGACATATGGGCAAACCATTGTGGAGTTGATTTAACAAGACACAACATGCACTTCCAGTTGACTCAAGAAGAGAAGGAAGAAGGCAAAAGACTAATTGAAAATGCGAGAGACAAAAAAGGACCAACAGTGTTAGTGTCTCCCGTTTCTGCCATGATCAACAAAAATCTTTTAGATAGTCAAGTTTTAGGATTAGTCAAAGGATTAAGAGACAGGGGATTAAGTCCTTTTGGGATACACAATCACCCTCTTATGGTTATGGCAAAAAATGACATTCCTTACATATCAGGCTTGAATTTAAGACAATGGCTAGCAGTTATCGATCAAGCAGATTATGTCGTAAGCGTGGACACTTCGACATTTCATGCTGCGGGTGGCATGAAAAAGCCACTTGTAGGAATATTTACCTTTGTAGATGGTCATGTTTATGGAAAATACTTTGACTTTTTCTTAGTACAAAAGCACAGAGATGATGACCCCAATTGGACCTGTGGGCCGTGTTACAACTGGGGTACTTGCCCTAAAACTGACAATGATCCGAAACCTTGTCTTACAGAAATAACTGTAGATATGATACTTGATAAGGTTGACTTAATGCTTGAAAAATGGCCCATGCAGGACTCTATATAGGTGTGATATGGTACAACACGTAAGAAAATCAAAAGTAAAAGTAGTCCCACGTGATGGGGAACTTGAAATCACATTAAACATCAACATATCACTTGATGGAGTTGTGACGGCTGCTGCTAACAACGCAGACGTGTCTGTGCAAAAAGAAGAAGATGAAGAAGTGCCAACCTTTATCCCAGACTTCTCATCTGCAAAAAAATTGAACTTTGGCAAGAAAGAATGACATGACTGGAATTTACTTAATAAAGAACAAGATCAACAGCAAAGTCTATGTTGGCAAAACAGTAAACATGTTGTGTCGTTTCATGAGACACAAAAGTCAACTCAAACACAACAAGCACTACAACAGTCATTTACAAAGAAGCTACAACAAGCATGGAGAAGAAGTGTTTGAGTATGTGGTTGTTGAAGAATGTGACGTTGATGATTTGAGTATTAGAGAACAACACTGGATAGATACTTACAGAAACAAACTATACAACACAGAGCTTTACGTCAAGGATCAAGAAGGATGTCACAATAGGTTCTATGGCAAAAATCACACAAAAGAAACAAAAGCCAAAATGTCCTTATCGAAGAAGGATGTTTATAATGGAAAAGACAATCCAAATTTTGGAAACAAATGGAGCGACAAACAAAGAGACAAGATGAGGGGATCTAAAAACGCCAAATCTAAACTCAATGAAAACGATGTTGTTCAAATTAAAGAAATGTTAGCCACAGGCATGAAACACGCAAACATTGCTGATAAATTTGGCGTGGGGAGAACTGTGGTAACGAGGATTAACTCAGGATCCCGTTGGGGTCATATAAAAATTGGAGGTGAATGATGAGCGGAATCGGGTTTGACTGCGGAACATACAATTTAATCTGCTGCAAAAGAAATGCGGACGCAGACTTTGATTGTAAGAGAGAGGTTAACGCATTCTTGGAAATGCCGTTGGATAACGATTTTGTATTCAACATGATGAAGCAAGCTGGCGTGCCTTTGATCCGCAATGATGATGCAAATGTGGCTTACGCTCTTGGTGATGCTGCTTTGAAAATGGCTTACACCATGAACAAGGTCGATCTTAAGCGTCCGATGAAAGATGGATGTGTAAACCCGAAAGAACAAGATGCTTTCCAGATCATGAACATCATGATACACAGCCTGTTGGATGAAGTCTCCAAAGATGGAGAGCTTCTTTATTATTCAGTACCGGCTAATGCTATCAACGAAGAGACTGATGCTGATTATCACAGAAAACTTCTTGAGGCTATTTTTAACGCCTTCGAAACAAAAGAAGGTTGGAAAGTCAGTCCTCGACCGATCAACGAAGCAATGGCATTAGTGTATTCTGAATTTGCCGACAAGATGTTTACAGGCATTGGAATCTCATGTGGAGCAGGCATGGTTAACGTAGCCTTCTCTCTCTTCGGTGCAGAAGTCTTTAGCTTTGCTTTGGTTAATTCAGGAGACTGGATTGACAAACAGGCAGCTAAAGCAACTGGAGAAAGCATCGCTTTCATCAATCATGAAAAAGAAAAGATTGATCTAGGCAAAGAGCCAGAAAACCTTGTTGAGCGTGCGATCAAAACTCAATACGAGTTAATGATTGAGAGAACGGTTGGCGGCATCAAGAAAGGTCTTGAAGAAAACAAAGACAAACAAGCAAGACTTGACACTCCAATTGACATTGTAGTAGCTGGTGGAACATCAAGCCCTCCGGGATTTGATACTCTGTTTAGCAAAATGCTACACAACGCAGACATCTCTGCTAACCTTGGTAAAGTCATACGACCAGAGAAGCCTTTGTACTCCGTAGCCCAAGGGTGTTTAGTGGCAGCGGAAAATGCTGGCGGAAATCCTTAATAAGAAAAGGCTTATCGAAAAATGCAAAACTTCTGGTTGCGTAAAAAAAGAGAAAATGAAAATTTAGAATCCAGACAGTATTGGATGGAGATCAAGGACAACTACGTTCGTGTTCCTCTTGTGTGGAATGAAGTATATGAAGAGGAAATGCCTCTTTTAAGAGAAGATTACGTGGATATGGAAGCAGCATTTCATATCTATAGAACAGAATTAGAACATGCACAAGGAGTTTATGCTCAGTGCTTATTGAAAGGATGAAAGAATGGATCACAAGTTTGTGAACGACTTAGGAGTAGCGGCGTATATTTTGATGCACGGATTTTCCCCAATAGGAAAAAGGGGAAGGTCTATTTATTTTGAATGTAATTCTGAAGATGAAGTCAAAGAATTTGACAGGCTTATTTTTGAATATCAACCACCAAATGACTTTTACACATTTGATTCATGTTTGATGTTCTTAAAGAAGATCAATGAATACGTGCCAGAGAGCCTAGATGATGATACGCACAAGTGCGTCACCGATCTAGGAGTTGCTGCTTATTTGTTAATGAAAGAATACAATGACAATAGCCTTGGAGTAAAGGTAGTTGGTAAAAAGGGCAAGTTCGTCTATTTTGAGCATCCAGAAGGAAAAAGTGAGGAATTTGAGAGACTTTCTTACACTTATTTGCCCAGTCAATTTCAGACATACGACTCAAATCTCATGGCGTTGAAGAAAATCGGCGATTACATGCCGGTCAAGTAATTTGACTTCCATTTTCGTATATACGTTATCAAGATAGCGCAGGAGAGGTCAAATGCTAAGTTTCGCAGATTATAGAAAAGAACAGCTTAAAGAAACCATCAACGAAGTATGCGTTGAGGAAGGTGTCAAAAAGCACTTTGAGATTCTAAGATTAGAGCTTTTAGAAGCCATTAAATTGCCACAAATCCTTTCTGAAGGGGCTGGTATGGCAGAACAAGCAGAATACAATCTGTTTGTCGAAGAAGACTTTCATTACAACAGAGCGTTTATTGAAGAGTTGATTCACCTTCATAAGCTTCATTTTCATGATGAACTTATGATGGAAGCAGACATGGCAGCAGCCTCTCCAATGGCCAACATGGACAATTTCAAAGCGAAATTAGTTGAAGAAGTCAAGCGAATGATGGCAGAGCTTCGTAACCAAATCAGTGCTATCTTGAATCCTGAAACTGATGCTGGTTCAATGGCTTCTACATCACATGATGGAGGTTCTGCTGAATCTCCTGCCGTTGATGCTCCTACTCCTGCTGCCGCTCATAGTTCTGGAAACGGAAGTGCTGGTGGTGGCGGTGCTCCAATGGGATCAGCTAGTGGAGACAATCTACAAGTTGGTGATGCAGCAGCCGCAGCAGGCGGTGGCAATGATCCATATCCAAGATGGAGTGCATATCGTGGTGAAGAAAGACCAGAACAAGGTGGATTCCAACCAGCAGCTTACGGAAATAAAACTCCTACTGGTGGAATTAGAGGTGGCTTGAGTCGTCTATGGCGTAGAATGACTCGTCCTGTTAGAAGAATCTGGCATGGTGATCCCACACGTGAGATGGGCAAACACATGAAGAGAGAAAGTGTTGAGCAAATCATTACAGAAAACTGGGATCAGATAGAACCCCTGCTTGTAGACTTTGAAAAGAACATGCTCAAGTACATCGACACAAGCTTTGCAAATATTGGAATGCCGGGAGCACCAAGTGTTCCAAGCTCTTCTGAAGAACTTGGAAATGATCCTGAGATCAAAATAGGAGATGCTGTACCTGACGAAGAAGTTCCGGGCGATGCAGTTAATGCTATTCCGCTTGGTGCCACCGATACAGCAATCCCAGATGATTCTGTTCCCGGAGAAGTTGATCAGGAAAGAGCCGCTGCACCAACTTATAAAAGAAGCGGACCTATGAGCAAAAAAGGCTATAGAAAGTCCGTAAGAAACGCAGGGATAGAAGCACTGGGAACAACAAAAGCAGAATCAGGACATGCTGCAAATCCTCCTCATATATTGGGCAAGCTTCGAGATAAATTAGAATTGAGACAAGGAATTGCGAAAAACGATCCTCAACTTGGCCAATTGATTAACGATTACTATAAGATGAATAAGACCAAACAAAAGGGTCAAATGAAAGCTATTGCAACACACTTGGGAGCTACAACTCCGAGTGGTGGACCATCTCATATGGTTTTAGGAAGTATGCTTCTGCAACAAGTGGGAAGGATTGCAAGTCCAGATTTACACATGCCTGACAATAATGCTCCCATGGAGCCATCAGGTCTTCCAGAAGACCCTAACGGAGAAGCTGCTGGAGCAGTTAGAGATGAAAATCCAGACTTCGTTGCACCACAACAATCAACTCGTAGCGGATCAGAAATAGACCCTGCTGTAGCCGCCGCAGAGAATCCAGCAGGACACATAACGGCTCAAGATGCAAGCCAAGAAGCTATTCCAGATGAAGAAGTTGAGCCAAAAAGAAAGGTAACACAGAAAGAAATTGGTTCCATTTATAATGCACTTGTAAACAACGACCTTTTAGATACATTTATGCAAAAATTTGATATTGGCCTTCCTAATATTTTTGGCCCGAGCGACGGTGCAGACAGACAAGACATGATTAAAAAGAATACTGGAGAAACTCTAAAAGGACTTCTAATTAGCAATCCAGAGTTGGATGCAGAAGGCTTGATTGCACATATAGCCAAAATGAAAGGCGGTGGCGAAGGCGAACAACAGGTAGGCGGTGGCGAAGGCGAACAACAGGTAGGCGGTGGCGAAGGCGAACAACAGGTAGGCGGTGGCGAAGG